AAAGAACAGGCACTAGCCACAGCGGTCAACGTCCAAGCCATCCAACTTCAGAAAGCAAATCAAAATGCAAAACTTCTACAGCAAAAGCGCAATAGTGATATTGACTCTGGTCTGCTCAAGCTGCGGATTGCTGTCAAAGCCTCAGACTGCCCCATACCAACCGCCGCAGATGCCCCCGTTACCAGCGGAGATAACACAGGAACTGCCACAGCCGAACTTGACGGAGAGACTTCTAAAGCTCTTATCGCCCTCACCGCAGAGGGAGATGCTGCCATCAGAAAACTTGCAACCTGTGTTGCCCTCTACAACGAAGCCCGTGAAACCTTGAAAATCAAAAAATGATTATTTACATTCCGGTCTTTTTTGTTTGCATAGGATTGAAATGTCAGTTCTTACAAGCAACTACTTATACTTTGAATGAAAACGCTTGTTTGCAAGAAATCCAAGCCAAAAAAACTGAATTTATAAACAGCAATGTAAAAGTAGAAGCATTTTGTCTAGACATGAAGATTAAAAATGAAATTATCTGAAAATTTTACATTTGAAGAATTAACGCACACAGAACACCGAGAGTTTGACAATACCCCCAATGATGCTGAACTGGCAAATCTGGTGCGCTTGGCTGATTTCTTGGAACAAGTCAAAGTTGTTCTAGGTGGCAAGCCCATTATCGTAAATAGCGCGTTCCGCAGTGCCGAGGTGAATCGGGCGGTGGGTTCAAGTGATAAATCACAACATAGACTTGGGTGCGCCTGCGATTTTCGCGTGCCTGGCATGACTCCTGATGAGGTTGTCAAAACCATTATTGAATCTGACTTAGCCTACGACCAAGTGATTCGTGAATTTGACCGCTGGACTCACGTCAGCATTCCAAACACCGAGGATGCCGAGCCACGAGAAATGGCTTTAATCATTGATAAACAAGGCACTAGACCATATTCTTAAATTAATTTGTCATAAATATATGTGCTAATACGCAAAACTTAGCAAGGCTCATATATGAGATTCACTGACCAAGAGTTTATTGAACTATGGAAAAAACATGAATCTCCGACTGCAATGGCAGAAGCTGTTGGGATGACCATGAGGAATATTCAGCGTAGAAGACGGCACATGGAAATCAAATATGGTGAATCTCTAATAGTCAAAAAACCTTTATTAACTGCTTCAACTAAACCTAGTGCGGCTTGCAAAAATTTGGGGATTTTAAATGGCACTGTTATTGTTTTTAGTGATGCTCATTTTTGGCCTGGTATACATACTACGGCATTTCGAGGACTTTTATGGGCTATTAAAGAGTTTAAGCCTTCAGCAGTTATTGCCAATGGGGATATTTTTGATGGCGCTAGTATTTCTCGCTATCCAAGAATTGGTTGGGATTCCACACCATCCGTAATACAAGAACTCAAGGCCTGTGAAATTGCGATGGGTGAAATTGAGGATGTTGCAAAAAAAACACGTTCTAATATGCAGCTTATTTGGACATTGGGCAACCATGATGCAAGGTTTGAAAACCGTTTGGCAGCAAATGCACCGCAATATGAATTTGTTAAAGGCTTTTCCCTTAAAGATCATTTTCCTGCTTGGCATCCATGCTGGGCGTGTTGGCCTACGGAGAATACGGTCGTTAAACACCGCTGGAAAAATGGTATTCATGCTACCCATAACAATACAGTCAATGCTGGCGTAAACATCGTTACAGGGCATTTGCACAGCCTTAAGGTGACCCCCTTTGATGACTATAACGGCACAAGGTTTGGCGTGGATACGGGAACATTAGCAGAACCTACAGGCCCACAATTTGAGAATTATTTGGAACTCTCACCTACCAATTGGCGCAGTGGTTTTGCTATGTTGACTTACCATGATGGTAATTTATTGTGGCCTGAGTTAATCCATACTTGGGCAGAGAACCAGATTGAATTTAGGGGCAAGATATACGATGTATCTTAAAAGTATCACTAACTAGCGTAAGACATCATATATATGTTATGTGCAAATAGCGAATAAAAAAAAGGGGAGGGGCACAAAGCCTCCCCCCTGCAATTAGCAACTGCGTGGACAGTATATCAGCCCACCAATTCCCAAACAAGACCGTCTTCGTCTTCTACGATGTCGCCAACAGCGTACTCGTCTAATTCGTCTTCAACTTCTTCTTCTTCTTCACTTTGGTTGTCAACATATTCTTGTGACAACTCATAGTCAGCAGCCCAACCATGTTCTTGCTGAAACTCAATGAACTCTTGAATGATCTGAGCTTTCTCAAAATCAACTGTTTCAATAGTCAATTTTTCGTCTTCGTTCCAAGTCCAATCGCCGATGTCAATAACCAATTTGTACATGATATTTCCTTTTTTATGGCATTATCGCCAAAGAAATACTATCTAAAATTTGTGACAATTTTAAATTGGGAAAATATAAATTTATTACTTAACTACTAAAAACATAAAGAAGTAAAACAATTCCGCCAATGCCAATAAGTGCGCCAACAGTCATGACCAATATGGTAATGAACACTTCAATCATTGAGGGTTACCTCCGCAATAAGGGCAACGAGTGATGATGGTCATGATGTGGCGTTTGCATCTAACGCAAATATAAGTTTGTCTCATGCTTCACCTCTGGCTCTGATGGCCTTTGGTAAACCCAACATCCATTTATACATCTTGTCTTTTCCAAAAAGGCTTATCCACTTTTCAAGGCGAGAATCACACATTTCTGCACAGGCTTCACGTTCTTTGGCGGCTACCAGTTTGGCAAAGTCCCACAATGGTTCAAAACCACTTTCTCCATGTGCATATTGCCAGCCAGCTTGTTTAGCCAATTCAATCATTTCATCTTGTGTCATATCAATTCCCGTTGAACAGGCATTAATTTCCATTCGCGTTCTGCTCTGCCAGACCTTGACTTGATAGTGTGTCCAGTTAACTCAACCAGACCAAGCCGCGCCATTTCAGGCAATCGCCTAGCTACTTGATTGCTATCTAGCCCAATCAAATAAGCAATGCCGTCTTTACCTAATGGGCCAAACCGTTCAAGACACTGAACAATCAATTTAAAATGCAAGTCCCCAGATTTAAATTGTTCGGCTGCGGCGTGGCTAGTCACTGGGTCAAGTGACCGTGCGCGATTAAAAAGGAATGTCATCTCTAGCCCCTGTATTTGTCTTTTCCTCCAAGTCATAGCAATTTGCCCATCCTGTCCAGCCACCATCTGCCAAAGGTATGGTGTCTAACTTAATTTTAAAATTTTCACCATCTTCAAACAAGCTGCCAATGGTCTGGTAGCGTTTCTTTTCTTGACCGTCTTTGTTGGTGTATGTGCCAGTAATGACAACGATGTTTTTGATTTTTTTCATGGAAGGCTTTCAAGTTGTTGGATTTTTAAATTTACATCACCCAAAAACTGGATGACTGAATTTTCAAGCATATTAACCATTTCGGGGTCATAGTTAATGCGTTTGATAAATAACTGGTGTTTTTCTGGCAAACGTGGATCAAAACTTACAAAGTCACACCAAGGGCGGTCGGCACAGCACATTTGCCACATCATTTGCGTTATGTATTTGGCTGGCACAGTCTTACTTAACAGCGTTTCAATGTGCGTGGCAGTGTTAGGGCATTTAATTTCCACCATACCCTCCGCAGCCAAACCGTCAGGAGACGCACCAGACATGGTAATCCAAGGGTGATTAATAAACCCTACCTCGGTCACCAGTAAGTCCATTCTGGCCTCATAAGCAGCTCGAGCAAACGGTTCGGTGTCTGTACCCCATTGCATAGCTGAGTTGCTATAGGACTCGGCAGGCTTGCCGGTTAAGCGTTCACAGACAATTTGGGCAAGGTAGTTTTCCCTGCTGGTGCTGTAACCTGTTTTGGTCTTGGCAATGATGTCTGCAACACGGCTTGCGGTGACCTTGCCGCACCTAGCGGCAAACCATTCTTCAGTTCGTTGATCCATTGGTAATCTCCACAGTTTGTTTTAAAAGAATAAATGTTGCCAAATCAATTTGGCTGGCGGCTTTGTATGCACGTTTTCGCATATCAGCAGTGCGATCAAATTCTGGTAAATCTTTAACCGCCCTTTCCAAATGCCATTGCGTCAATTCATCTAAGGCGCGTTTTGCCATGATTAGTGTGTCAAGGGATATTTCGTGTTTCATTTGCCCTCCAACTGTGTTTTCTTGGCATCTTTACGCGCAATGACGTTCTTCTGCCAAGCTGGGTCGCCATTGGCTGCGGCATAAGCGGCTTTGTAAGTTTTTTGAAGTTCTTCTAACGTAATGGTTTCATCCATTGCCGCCATCAAATCAGCCACTTGGTTTTCGTTGACCGTAGATTTAATCTCAGTGCGGCGGCTGGCTGCTACACCGTCATCATCAACCGTGGCAAGGCCGGTGGCGGCAAGCAAACTGTATCTCCGCGCATAAGTCAACGCACTACCAAAACCCATTGCATCATGTTTGCTAGCAGGAACGTGCAGCATTCCGCATTCCATGACTTCACCACTTTCGTGGACAAATACGGTTTCAACCATTACGCCATCTTTGCATTCAAACGTGCGTTGCATAAGGGCTATGCCATTGGCGTTTAAAGCGTCTACAACAGCCTCAACGCAATTAGCCAGGTCAGCGTACTTAGATTTGAAATGAGGGTTTGTGGACGTTTTAAGCGCAGGGCCAAAGGCACGCTGTGCTTTAACAAACGCTGCGGCAATATTTTTTCCAATTGGTGTTTCCATGATTACCTTTTAATAAAATTTTGGGCCACAAGTCACATCCACCAGTGTTTCGGCGGTGTAACCATTGATTTTGCGTTTACCGTAAATCGTTATGGCTCTGAGGCCATTCTTTTCGCATTGCTTGATTGCGTCTATTACTTCATTCCTGCCCATTGGCTGAATGTTTTTGTCCATGACCAATTTTTGGTCTGTTTCTGGATCAAAAGCGCAAGCTGTCATTAACAGTAAAAATAAATATCGCATCAGGGTCTCCAAATAAAAAAGTCAAGCAAAACCACCACAATGGCGGCGGCTAAAACAACCCACAAGGCAATTTGTGACCAGTCTGTGGGTTTAGTGTATTTTTCAATGTCAAACATGGTTATTCCTTATACGCACAAAGGTGCGAATTCACGTTCAAGGGCTGATATAACGGTGGCTGAAAGCACGTTATAGAGTTCAGTAGTGTTAAGGTAAGCGTGCCACAAATTGCCGGTAACTGGGCAGAAATAACAGTCAAGAGGGGTGGTTAAGTCACCATGTTCAACAACAAGGTGCTCAAGACCTTGGTCGATCATGATGCGTGCGTCTGCAGCGGGAAGCGTTGCAATGTGTTTCATATTTACTCCTAAAAGACCCTATGCGAAATTGCTGGGGCATGGATGTATTGTTAAGGATAATTAACAATCATGCAAGCACTTTGTTAAGTACCTGACTGTTTTGTGGGGACTATGTTGTTTATCTGCCTTAACATACAATGCCGCCATGACAAAAGATCAATTAGTCCATCTTGCAGGCTCACAAACTGAGCTTGCCAAAATTCTTGGCATTAATCGGGCGGCGGTTTGCCAATGGAAGACTGTGCCAGAGCTGAGATTGCGCCAATTGAAAGATTTGCGTCCTGAATGGTTTTAATAGATTAAAATGTGGACTTGGCTACCCTTAGCGGGGGAAAAGGCGATTCGTTACCGCCCTGCCATAGTCTCTTTGTAACGACGACCGACAACGTGAGGTTTATATGTTATTAATACCCAAAAATTGGGCTGTTTTCCAGCACTATAAGAATCGACTTCCTCCTTGGATTAAATTACATCGTGAACTCTTAAACGACAGGGTTTATATGAGCTTGCCACTTGCTAGCAAAGCGATAGCGCCTTTGATGTGGTTGCTAGCATCCGAAACTAAAAATGGCAGTTTTGATGGCTCATTGGATGAGCTTGTGTTTCGGTTACACATTACAGAAAAAGATTATCGAGATGGCGTTAAACCATTGATTGATAAAGGATTCTTTATTGATGCTAGCAAGACGCTAGCAGATAGCAAGCAAGCTGCTACCCCAGAGAGAGAGGCAGAGACAGAGGGAGAGACAGAGAAACCCTCTATATGTCCACTTGACGGTGAACCCAAGCCCAAAAAATTACCAGAATGCGACCACAAAGCAGTCATTGAGCTTTATCACCAGAACCTGCCCACAATGCGGAGGGTAGAGGTTTGGAACGAAACTAGGGCTGGTTACCTACGACAACGATGGCGGGAAGTAGCAACAGAGTTGGCGCAAGCAAACGACATTGATGCCAATGATGTGCTTAACTGGTGGGGACAGTTTTTCCAATCTGTCAGCAAATCCAGATTTTTAACTGGCAGGGTTAACGGCAAAGATGGTCGGGCATTTGTTGCCGACTTGGAATGGATACTGAAACCAAGCAATTTTGCAAAAATCGTAGAGGGAAAATATCATGGCAATAACTAAATTTACCCAGCAAAAAGATGATTCTTTTGATGACACACTGCGCTTAATGTGTTCAGTCCACGGCTGCCCAAACCGCTGGTCAGTCCATTCTGACGGTGAAAAACCTAAGTGCTCAAAGCACCAATGGCAAAGAACCGAGAAAAAACCTGCTATCCAAAGTTGGCATGAAGTTGAAAACGAGTTTTAATATGACGCATGAAAGACTTGTTGCCAACAGCATCCTTGCCAGACTTAAAGACGGTGAAGAATTTAGCCAATCTGTCATACGAACAGCGCTTACAGATACAGGAGACCTTGCGCCAATCGGAAGCGAGGGAGTGGATCAAGCGGTATCGGAAAAATGTAATCAAGATTGGCAAAATAGAAGCATTAGCATGGTGGCAGAAAATCTTATCCGACTTAGTAAAAAAACGTGGTCAACGCGCCGTTGATGATTTACGCAGGAGAATGAATATTGAGAGCAGCAAAAGTTGACGCAAATCACGAATCCGTTGTAATTGCGCTACGGGCGGCTGGCGCTTCAGTGCAATCTTTGGCTGGTGTTGGCAACGGTGTACCTGATTTACTGGTGGGTTATCAAGGAAAAACATTACTCATGGAAATCAAAGACGGTAAGAAACCGCCGTCAGCACGTCTTTTGACAGAAGACCAGCTACGGTGGCATCGAGAGTGGAACGGCGGCGCATTGGCGGTTGTAGACGGCCCTGATGCGGCATTACGAATGATTGGGGTATTGAAGTGAATTCATACAAAATTACAGAACCAACGTGCATCAGTTTTAGTGGTGGGCGTACAAGTGCTTATATGTTGTATAAAGTATTAGAGAGCGGGGGGGGGCAACTGCCAGACGAAGCCATTGTTTGTTTTGCTAATACTGGTAAGGAAGAAGAAGCCACTTTGCAGTTTGTCCACGATTGTGAGAAAAATTGGGGTGTCGAGATTCATTGGCTTGAATACAAATACGACCCTATTGCTGCAAATCGTTGGAAAAGGGTGACTTTTGAGACTGCTTCTCGTCAAGGTGAACCTTTTTTTGAATTGATAGACCAAAATGGTTCGCCATATCTGCCAAATCCAGTAGCTAGGATTTGCACTGCCAAGTTAAAAATCAGGGTAATTAACCATTATTTAAAGTCAATTGGTTGGAAACATGATGAAAACTCTGATTGGGTTGGGATTAGGGCTGACGAAATGCGTAGAGCAGCCAAAATGGACAGAAGCAGAACTCCTTTAGTTGCGGCAGGAGTAACCAAGGAAACTGTCGGGCAGTTTTGGAGAAACCAATCTTTTGACTTGGGTCTGCCAAATATGAACGGTGTCACAATGCACGGCAATTGTGATTTGTGCTTTTTAAAACCAACACATCAGATCATGTCTCTCATTGCTGAAAAGCCAGAGAGAGCATTGTGGTGGATGAAAATGGAAGCTCATGCTAATTCGTCAAACAAAACGTATGGCGATGGAGCAAAATTTAGAAAAGACAGGCCAAGTTACAAGGAAATGTATGAATTTGCACTTAATCAGTCGGATATGTTTGGCAATGTTGACCCTAATGAAGAAACCATTGCTTGTTTTTGTGGGGATTAAAAATGAAACCAGAAGAATCAACACAAGCCATCAGGGACAAAGCGCCTAAATACGGCGAAGCCAAAGCCCAGCGGGTCTATCTTGAGGAATTTCGCAAATCCAAAAAAGCCATGCTGATGCGTGATGCTTTGCTTAACGGAATTGATGCCGCCAGCCACCAAGAACGTGAAGCCTATTCCAGCCCTGAATACCAAACCGTCATTAAAGGCTTGGCGGCTGCGGTGGAAAGGGAGGAAACTTTGCGCTGGGAATTAGAAAGCCATCGTTTGGATGTAGAAATCTGGCGTACCCGTGAAGCCACAAATAGGATGCAAGATAGGTCGCACCAGTGAAATGCCCAGAATGCGGGACGTGGACGATAGTCAAAGAAACCAGAATCAGCACAGGAAACACGCGCAGGCGGCGGCTGGAATGTGCAAATGAGCATAGATTTACAACCTTGGAGACAATAATTGTTTCAAAAACATCAATATGTCAGGTCAAAAAAACTTCTAAAGCTAGTGGCGGGGCTTGACTGCCAAGCCTGCGGGTCGGGCAACATGGTGCAGGCTGCACACGCAAATTGGGGCGGCGGCAAAGGTAGAGGCATCAAGGCTGACGACAATTTGGTGGCGGCGTTGTGCCTAAAATGCCATTATGAGATTGACCAAGGCAAAGATTTGACCAAGGAACAGCGCCAGCAAAAGTGGTTGCTTGCTCATGTAAATACGGTAGCCAGATTGCAAGATTCTGAGCAATGGCCAGTTGACGTACCAATTCCAGCGTTTACAATAGAGGCGCAGTTGTCTCCTTTAGAGGGTCTGTGACCCTCTTTTTTTGGAGCTAACACGCATGGGGATTGACTGGTTCATGTGGTTGCCGCTCAAGGGCTTGCGCCACCTCTGGTAATTCCTCATCAATCCCCAGCCGTGTTGGAATGTTAAGCCTGCATTCAAGGATGTTGACGCAAAATGTTTTCTGGCTTTCCATTTTGCTTTGTTGAAAACCGAATTGAGTTCCAACAGCCATAAGGAATAGTATGAAAAAAGACGTTGCCGACTTTATTTCCACAATGTTTCACAGCTCTACTGTGACGCACTTTATGCACTTGAGCACCGATTCCTATGCTACGCATAAGGCTTTGGGAAAATATTATGAAGAAATCATTGAATTAACAGATGATTTTGCAGAGGCTTATTCTGGGTGTTACGAAAAAATCAAGGATTTTCCTGAGAATTTCCACAATGCTAAAGACCCTGTTAAATATTTGACCAGCATTAAGGAATACGTCTACAAAAACCGCGAGGCATTGCCAGACGATTCTCAATTACAAAACATTGTGGACGAAATAGCCGCGTTGATTGATTCAACTTTGTACAGGTTGACGTTAAAATGATTAGGATATTTGCTGGCTACGACCCAAGGGAGGCTATTGGCTACCATGTGTTTTGCCAGAGCTTGATTGAGCGCAGCAGTGAGCCAATTGCCATTACGCCGTTTTTTGGTAAGCAGCGGGATGGCACAAACGCATTTATCTACCAACGGTTTCTTGTACCCTATTTCACCAAGTTTACCGGCAGGGCAATATTTCTTGATGCAAGCGATATGCTGATGCTGGCAAACATTAACGACTTGAACAAGCTATTTGACCCGACCAAGGCGGTGCAGGTAATAAAGCACAACTATCAGACCAAGCACCCAAAGAAATATATCGGTACACCGATGGAAGCAGCGAATCGGGACTATCCCCGAAAGAACTGGTCAAGCTTAATACTTTGGAATTGCGAACACCCAAGAAACAAGGTGTTGACACCAGAATTTGTAGACGACCAGACCGGCGCCGACCTGCATCGTTTCGGTTGGCTGCCCGATTCACTTATCGGTGACTTACCGAAAGAATGGAACGTACTAGTGGGTGAGCAGGACAACAAGAATGCCAAGATAGCGCACTACACGCTGGGCATCCCTGAGTTTGAGCACTATGAAGACTGCGACTTTAGCCAGCAATGGTTTAATACCAAGAGCAGGATGCTCAACGGCTTAATCAAGATGAGGGAGCTAGAACATGGATAAAGAAGAAATGGCTAGAGCCTTAGTTAATTTAGACACCAAAGGGCAAAAAGAACAAGAGCTATACACCCAAAACATGATGGATCAGCTCAACCGCATGAAAAGCAATCAAGTTGAGCAATTGGGCGTAGGTAATGAGTTAGGTTATGCAAATTTAAGGGCATTTGAAAATCCTAATGCTTTGCAGGGAACGCTTGGAACAGACACGCCAATTGGCA